AATAAAAGTAGATGTCGATCTGGTGTAGAAACAAGTGAAAACTTTGAAGTTGTTGGTGCGTTTGTAACTAAAGTTGCTCTACCAGTTAATCCGTCTGTGGTTGGTGACCATTGAAATGTTGAACCATTTAATACCGTAGCTATCATTAGCTCACCAAAATTGTCTATAGACCAGTCACGACCATCAAGTATAACTGCAGAAGTTGCGGAAGCTTCGTTCCATGCTGTAGCATCGGTAGAACCTTCAAAGAAAGTAACGACTGTACCACTATCATGTGCTGATCTTGTAGAGCTATCAACTGCTCTTGTAATCCCTGTTAGATCATTAGATGAAACTCCTCCGTAAGATATAATCTCTTCACCTACAATAATCTTTCCTGAGGAGGCAAAACCCGCTGTGCTAGCTAAAGTGATTGACGTACCTGATCCTCCCGTACCTGAAGTATTATCTGCTAGTGCACCATTCAATGTGCTAACAACAGAGGTTGTAAAACCACCATAACCATTTGTACCCCAACCATAACCAAAAGTAGAAAAAGCAGGTCCTATACTTATATCAAAAACTGCAGTAGCAGTTCCTGTTGTGACTGAACCAGTTGATTCATTAGCATCTTGTTGTATTACAAACTGATTAACATTGGTTACAGATTTTACTTCAAAGCTACGATTAAAGTTATCGGCTGTAAAACTTGTGCCAGATAATCCTGTTGTGCCAGAAAAGGTAACAACGTCTCCTTCACCAGCACCGTGACCTGTAATATTTACTGTTACATTTGCAGAGCCGCTGGTTGTTGTAAAAATACTTGCTATACTAGAAAAGGTAGCTCGTGCTGGAGTGATATCGTAAAAGATATCGTTAGCGAAAATATATAATTTTTTATCAGTGCCTATAGCTTGTAAACGAGTGCCATCTAAAGCAACCCAGTTATGAGCGTCACGTGCTACACCAATAAGTGTAGTATTGGTTGTTTTTTCCCAACCACCTATTTTTTCAGGTAACCCATATCGGAATCGAACATTATCAGAATCTATATAACCACCAGCAGCACCTAAACTACTGGTCTGTTTTACTATGCCCGGTTTGAGTTTTATCTGTGTTAATGTCATTTTTCGTACTGAACATAGCTCCTACATGTCCCTTAAAATGCATATTCCCATGATGCGTCAAAGGCGAAGCTAGATCCGCCCATATATTACCATTTATCCGACTCCATAGTCTAGAAAAATAGTAGTCTTCGCTAAGATAACGCTCTTCTTCGTCCCCCTCTAATTTGCCAACTCCAAAGAAATCATAACAATTACTAGAAGAAAATTGATCGCCATTAATAATCTGATCAGGTTTATATCTACGTTCAGGGTAAGCTTTTTTCATTCTTTTGAACACATCCCGTTTTATTAACATCATTCCCGTCGCCGCTTCCAAAACTTTTGCAAAGCCATTTTGTATGTGAATATTCTGATTATCCTCAAAGTTTAAATTATATCCCAATGCCTTGTAAGATAGCTCCTCTTCTGAAATATTAGGGTTTTCTTTCATTGCATCTATTACTTGATTCCAATGAATACATTTACGGGGATAGATACCACAAGCAACATCTTTATCTGCCCTGATTAAACGATCAATATTATTAGTGGTAAAACCTATGTCAGCATCAACAAACAAAAAATGAGTTCCGATAAAATTAAGATCATCTAAAAACATGGTAACAAGAGTGTTTCTTGCTCGACTAATTAATGACTCATTGCCTATTGTATTTATTTTGATTTCTATACTTTGAGTTAAACACCATTGATGTAAAGCAAGAAGAGAATGAAAAGTAGACTCAGATAACATGCCACCATACATGGGAACTCCAACAACTATTCTCATATTCTGATCTTTTAAATCGCCAGTTAACATACTTTACTCCAAGTTTCAGGACTTGGTAAACAATGTTCTGATTTAACTCCCGGTTTCATTGTTAACAATACATCAGCAGATATGCTGATCCGTGGTTCGTCGGTCACGTTCTCTTGTGTGTAGTGTAATAAATTACTTGGAAAGATAATTAAACCGCCTGTTTCAGAAGGGTATTTTATAGAAGAGAAATTAATCTCACTCCACTTTGTATAATAATCATTGTTTGGTGGTATATACATTCCTGTTTTTTGCCACTGATCCTCTTCAAAAGTAATATCTCCTTGTTGATTGGCTTGCACATAATACACTAAACTATAGTGACTAGCGGTGTGTTTGTGACTAGCTATGTGTTGTCCTTTGTTAGAGAAAGTTGCCCACGCTTTTGTTATGTGCACATCAAAGACACTTAAATCATAATGATGTTCATTTAGAAACAAAACTAATTTACTTTTTATTTCTTTAAACAAAGGTTTGAACTGATTATTTAAATGTAAATCATCAGTTATAGCCTGTAAGGGAATATCTCTTTTGATATCGGTAGTTGCAGCAAACTGAGAATTTGTTGGTTTTATATCTTTGTTAATTAAAAGTTTGATGTCGTTGTTGATTGTTTCGTGGTCATCTAATTTTGTTATAAATATGGGGTGACCAAACCACTTATTGATTTCGTATTTCATTTATTCCTTTCTTATTGAACTCGTAAAAATCTATAAACTATTTCTCCTGCTCCTCCATTACCGCCTGATGTTTGTCCTTGTGCGCCTCCACCACCAGCGCCCGATCCTCTAGTGCCAGCGCCACCGGGAGTGCTGCTAGCTACACCACCTGCTCCACCGGCTATATTTCCACTATAAGATGCACCGCCCACACCACCTGTAATTTGACAGTTGTCACCGCCACAGTTACCGGGATTTGTGCCCGCTACACCATTACCTGAGCTATTATAAGATCCTACAGGACCATTATCTAAAGTGGTTGCAGAAGGTATTGTAGCGCTAGAACCATCAGATTCTTTGAAAGAACCGGAAGTAAGAACAGAAGCTGCTACGGTTGCTGTTCCCGCTGTTGATGGATTATTTGATCGTAAAGGTCCTTGAACACCACCACCTGTGCCAGAGCCACCTACACCCCCTGTTAAAGTAAAAATTGTTCCTGTTGTGCTACCTGATAAAACTGTGTTACCGCCACTACCTGCAGTTGTATTGTAAGAACTTCCTGTAGATGCAGCACCTCCAGCACCGACAGTAAGAGTCAAAGTTTCTCCTTGTGTTACAGAGTACACCTGATCTGAAACAAACCCACCAGAGGCACCTCCTGCTCCCGCAGACTCACCTCCTGCTTTATCATACTCAGCACCTTTAACTCCACCGGATCCTCCACCAACTGCAGCCTGCACGTGTATAGCATTAGCCCCATCGGGGACAACTATGGTTGTGTTTGCAGTTGCTGTACTAAAGCCTGTAGCGACAAAGGCTTGATAAAATTGTTTCCAAGCTCCACTTACTTTTATGTATCCTTCTTGAATTTCTTTCCAACTACCAGAAACTTTAACAAAAGCGTTATTAACTAATTTCCAGTTAGAACTTGTTTTTAAATACCAATCACTAGCCATTATGCATCATGGATAAGATAGAAATCTCCATTATCTCCAGTGCCGCTACTAGGTGCTCCTGCACTTGTTGTAGTGAATAAATTTCTAGCTGTAATATTACCTATGTTTGATGCGGCAATTGTAGATGAAGTAGTTATTGTTGATGTGGCAGCGATTGTTGTAGTAACAGTCAATGCTCCTGTTACTGTCACACCTGCAGTGGTTGTTTCTAATTTTTTTGCGTTATCGAAAAAGATATCTACGCCGTCATCTTTGTCCATTGTCAAAAATGTTTCTGTTCCTGAATCAGATCGTATGGTGATGTTGTCTCCTTGAATATTCAACTCACCTGTATTGTTTTCAATAAAACTATCAGCGCCATTGTGATAAAGTTGTAGATCAGGGCCTGCACCAATATTTAAAAATTTACTGTCACTTATTGCTACATTACCTGTAAAGTTTGCAAGACTAGCTCCAATAGTACCCATTGAAGCAAATACGTTTACAACGTTAAAATCACTAGAACCATCACAATAAACTTCTGAATGACCACCTTGAGTGATAGCAACACCGTTAGCAGTATGCCCGGTAGCTGCAATAGTTAATGAATGAGAACCTGATGTGTTGTTAAAAAATATATAATGACCTTCTGCGGCAGGGATAAAAACTGTAATATTACCAGTTAGTGTGCCTGTTAATTCTATAACTTTATTTGAGGCTTCTGAAGTAGGTGAGGCATTATCTGTCGTTAAAGTTACGTTAGCAGATCCTGCTACACTTTTTGTTAAATAACCTGCAGAAAATGCGTCTAAAACGTTTAAATTATTGTTGGTTTTATCACCCCAAGTACCCGCGTTTTCACCCGTGCCTTGAAGCTCTAATTTAAGTCTACTTGAAAATGTTGATGCCATAACTTACTCCTATCATACTTTAATTTTTACTGATACTCAAATATTACTACAACTCCAGCACCACCTGCGCCACCATTATTAGAATTACCGCCACCATTAATATTTGCTCCACAAGCGCCATTTCCACCAGATCCGTTTGCTCCTGCAGTTCCATCTGCATGTGTATTTGTTCCAGCGTACTGTGGAGCCGGACTTGGCCCCCAAAAACTTGCACCACCGCTTCCTGCGGTAGTTTGAAGATTACCACTAGCGTCTCTAACGTTTGTTTGTTCATGAGTAAGGCTTTGACCGCCTCGTAAATTTAAATCTCCACCAGAAGCTGTCCCGCCTGCAGAAGCCCTACCAAAACCGGGCGTTGAAGTAAAATTAACTCCAACACCACCCGATCCTCCGCCCCCTGTTAGGGTGGCTCCTGATCCTTGAGGATTGAAAGTTGTATCTCCACCGTCACCACCGTCGCCTTCTCCTGCGCCTGCAGTTCCCGCAGCACCGATAGTTACGGCAGCACTTGATCCTAATTCAGTTGAATTGAATATTTTCATAGCGCAACCTCCGCCACCGCCGCCAGCTCCAGCGCCTGCGCTAAAGTTGTTAGTGGTGACACAACCTCCACCACCGCCCCCTGCACCTATGCAATAAACTTGAACAAAAGATGTCCCTGCAGTAGGAGTGTACGTTGATGTAGATGTAATTACTACTGTATCGTGAGCGGCAACACCGCCTCCACCAAAACCACTGGCTGTGCCATTATTAGCAATGGTCGCTCCTGAAGGTATAGTGATCGTATCACCACTATCACCTAATTGAACTCCGGTCCCGCTTTCGGGCGATACTTTATTTACTTTTAATTCGCTACTCATTTAGGGTATTTATCCTTAATTGGTTTTATCATTTCTTCTTTCCATTTATCAACGCCATCATGATATATTTTATCGAGCTGATCAACAACGCTAGGGTATTCGGCAGCTCTTTTATATTGATACTCATTTGGGTCAGTCCACGCTTCAACATTTGTCCAGTTTATAGTTACACTGTTTCCACTATCATTTAAGGCTCTTATATCTTCTTTTGTGTTACCATGTATTGTGACTACATCACTATGAATTGCTCTGATTGCTTTATGTAAATCTGCCATTATGCTAAGACCTCCATGGCTGTAATTGTTGAAACATATCTAAAACCTGTATCTGTATTATTTTCATCTTCACCAGAACTGTTAACACTTACAGTTTGACCACTATTAACTTTAACTTGTACATGATAAGTGGTAGCTGAAGTCGTATTAGGCGAGTCTAAAAAGTTCATGTCTGTATTATGTGCACGAGCAATTACAGAATTTGACATTGGAGCAGTTGCTTGATGTCTAACTCCGTCTGCATCACCAATAGCTATTGCTGTGCTATCACGAAGAAATCTTATACCACCATACACATTTGAGGTTGTTCCAAAAGAAAACGAACACATAAGAAATATTTTACTGCTTGTAGCTGTAGGTGTGATTGAAACATTAAAACCAGATATACTAGTAAAAGAAGTAGAGGTAAAAGTTGATCTGTCTGTTTTTGTTGTTGAAACTACTTGACCAATCTTACCGCCCCCAAATCCTGTAGCAGTTCCGCTATTAGCAATGGTTGCCCCCGAAGGAATTGTAAATGTATCGCCGCTATCTCCAAAAGTAAAAGCTGTGCCTGAGGCAGGAGAAATTTTGTTTGTTTTTAACTCTGTTGTTACAGTTTGTGTTGCGGGTAAATTGACCGTTGCATCTGTAGTTGTAAGTGTTGCTCCCGATGGAACTGTAAATGTGTCCCCACTGTCACCTAAGGTGAAAGATGTTCCGCTTCTCGGAGATACTTTATTTACTTTTAATTCACTCATGTTACTAATTTAAATCCTGTAAAATCTGTTTTACTTGAGCCACCGCCTATAGTTGTTCCTGATCCACTAATTTTGTCATGATAAGCGTAAACTTCTATGTAATCACTAACGGCTAAATTAAAGACTCCTGTAATCTGTGTAGTAACATCTTTTCCTCCCGATGGTGCACTACCATTATTTATATCGATTTCATTCATGGCTATTTCAGAGCCATTTTTATATAAATATATTCTATATACATTTATTCTGTTACTACTTGGCCAGTCAATGTAAACTCTAGAATGAAGAAAATATAAACCCGCTTGACCTGATGGAACTGTAAATCTGTAGTTTGTGGAGTTATCATATGCGCCTGCACTATCGTAGTCTTCAGTATCAAACTCAACTTTGGTAATAGTAGTATCGGGTAAAGATTGACTAGAGTTTCTGTAAACTCTGAAGTTAGGAGTGTTTGTTCCACCAAAACCTGTCTGTGTTCCATTGTTTGCAATTGTAACGCCACTTGGAATTGTGAACGTGTCACCACTATCACCAAAAGTAAATGCTGTTCCAGAAGCAGGGGATATCTTATTTGTTTTTAATTCTGTTGCTACCGATTGTACAGCCGGTAAAGTAACCGTTGCGTCTGAGAAAACAACCGTATCTCCAGTATCGCCGACAGTTAGACTTGTTCCTGATTGAGGAGTTAATTTATCTACTTCAAGTTTTGACATCTATACCACCACCAAGTTTCCTGTAACTGTCACAGTTCCCGTTACCGAAACAGGACCTGCTAATACCCCTGAATTAATTGTTTGATCATCAGAAATAGTTGAATTGTGTGTATTAATATAAGTTGTAGCAGTCATGCCTGCTGAAGGTGTTTGTTTTGCAGGAAGACAACAAATCACTATTTTTGTCCCCGCGGAAAAATCTACTAAATTATCAGAGTTAGAGGAAGAAAAGACAGTTGTTCTTGAAAGAGTATCGGGACTGGAGTCTGTGACTGTGCCTCTACCTACTTCAAATTCCGAGCCTGATATGCCGAATATAGAATAAAATGTTTCTTTACCATTACCTACACCAGCTACAAAAGTATCAAAACCTGTTTCAGCCCCCGCTAATTGAATTGTGCCCGTACCTGTCGAAGTGGTAGTTTCTTTCACGCGATCATTTAATACGAAATCTGCCATTGTTTAATTTATAACACTATCCTAGCTCGCTGTCATCTACTTCTGTCCATGTGTTTGTGACACTATCATCTACTGCAGCCCATGAAAATGAGGCTGTATCACTGACAGGAGTCCATTCATTTGTGACACTATCATCTACAGTTGCCCAACCTCTAACGCCTACACTGTTTTGAACCATATTTAGAATAACTCCCGCCGGGAAAGCTGTAACTCCAACGTCCGCTGCAACCCCTGAGTTATTGAAAGTAGAGTTTATTTGTATACCAGTCGGAAAAACATTAACGTTTGGAAGGACCGCACTCGCTTGAGCAATGGTAATACCAATACCTGTTGGAAAAGTAGTAACGTCCCCTGTAAATATTAAAGCGCCTTCTGTTGCGGTTACTCCAATACCGGTTGGAGTGACATCTACGCTCGCAGTTGCCTGATTTCCAAAAGTACGATTTCCGAAAGTTGTAGCGCCAAAAAACATAGTAGCTTACCTCAGTATGCTACGTCAGTCTTAATATAGCACTTGAAGCATCGTTCGTTGGAAACTGAACTGTGAAAGTTCCTGATGTAGCTGTTTTATCAGATCCGAAATCTAAAACCATAACTGCAGCATTTGTATTTGTTGTTGCTGTAGTATTTGCGTTATACACCAAAGCGCCTCTAGCAGTGATCGTTGCACTTGTAAAACTAATATCACTAAAGTCTATAAAAGAAGTGTTGTTAGTTTTTGCAGCGCCTGTATTTGTAAGGTTACCACCGCCTGCAGCGTAAGTGCCAGATGCAGCAACTTCTTGAGAAGTTGTATAGGCCGTTGTTGTATTACTTAAAGTTGCGGAACTTGTATATAAAGCTAATTTAAATAGATCGCCACCAGAGGATCGAAAGTCATGTTCGCCTTCTAACAACTCTTTTTTGAAGCTATCACATACCGCTTGTGTTATTGCCATTTTTATCTACCTCCGGGGCCAACTGATTTAAGAGGAATACGAAGGACCCCATCTGCATATTCGTCTCTACGTTTTCTGCCCATCTGAGTTTGTGCTAAATTCTGCACAGCTTGAGCGTACTTCTGTTCGTATAATTGCACATCTTGAGGCGTTTTCAAGAAAGAAAAAGTCTCGGACAAAGTGCCATAAATTAAAGTCTCTGGTGCGTTAGTTGATAACCAAGTCGTAGTATTTGTACTAGATAATCTGTCTGGTGTTTTGTTATACCACAATTCTACTGTAAGCGCTGCGTTTGGAGTAGGAGCAACTATCAAAGTATTGTCATCCCAATTGGCATAATATTTTGGAGTGCCTGTGTTGTTAACTCGATCAACATTGTACGTATCAATAAAAGTAGTGTCTCTTTGTTCTAACCACTCTCTATCAGCGTTACCGTCTACTATTTGAACGCCTCTTTCAAAAGCAAAATCATTAGGCATTGTGATAAAGGGATTACCT